TGAATGGAATAGTTATGTGAAAAACCATAACTCGACTGTAATTCTATAAAATTTGTTACCAAATCAAATAGTACAGGCGTGGGGCTATCCACACTTTTTTCCATTACTACAGCGGTTTCATTCGATTGCTTATCTTTGCTATCAGATAAGTGTGAACGAATCCCTGCACCAAGGATCACAGAACACGCAAGCACAAATAATAGCTTACGAAACAGAGTCGTCGATCTGAAAATCTTTGAGATTATCAGAATTACTACTACTGTTAACAGAAGTTGAATTAAAATGTTCATGATTGCTAGATTCTGTTAATTTTTGTTTATTGTATTTATTAAATTTTAATCTTAACCTCTGCTTAGCTTTTGCAAGTTGGCTTTTTACAGCTTCTTCTTGTATTTTAAGCGATGAGGCAATTTCACGATATGACTTTTCTTCTACGAACCTTAATCGTAAAAGTTCTTGGTCTTTATATCGCAACGTAGGTATTAGTTTGCCTAATATTTTCTTTTCCTGTTTAAATATAAAATTATCTTCAGGATTAGAAAACATTGTGTCAACAAACTCATACAGGCTTGTTTCATCATCTACAGAATCATTAAGTTTTTCCTGACGACTCCTGCGAATAAAATCGATAGCGCTGTTTACTGCTATAGTCTTTAACCACATTTCAAATGAAATGTTATCGACATATTTGTCAATTTTCATAAAGGCTTTAGTAAACGTAACCGATATTAAATCGTCAGTAACATCAATGTTCCGTATAATGTTATAAATTACATAACGTATTGTGTTATAATACTTATTATATAATTTTGTGAAAGCTAATTGTTTGCCTTCTTTCGCTTGAGCAATAAGTAAATTTAATTCATTCATATTTCAAGCATTTAGGAGATAATAGGGGATCTCTCCCCTATTACCTAAAATGGCAATCCTTGGTGCACCATATAATAATAGTCTAATGCGACTTTACGTCTAGCATAAAACATTAATGTAACAGTTCCCAAAATTGCATCTTTTTCATCTTCAGTTAAAAAATTTAGTTTATCTAATCTGGTTGCAAACACTTGTAAATATACATAAAGTGTTAGATTTTTAGAAAATACTAAATTATATCCGAAGATGTGTTTACAAGTCCAACGAAGTAAATCCCTAACTTGATTACGTTCATTAAACCATTCCGTAGCGTCGCCATTCATCCTGGCGCCGAATGAGTACTTGGTAATAATATTAGTACCAAATAAGGCCCACTCCTCTTCATAGCCATATCCCGGTTTAAATATCGGCATATAGTCACTTTGAAGATGTTTCCTAAAGTATTCATATAGATTTACTTCAGGTTCATTTGTGCAAGATAAGCTTGCGCTTTGATTATTTTCCATTGCGTGTCATTTACAATCTTAATAATTGTAGATGCCTCTCCATGTTCATAAAAGTGCTTTTTCCAACTTTCTTCTAGTTCTGTAGTTGCATTATCTACAGTATGGATAGTCTCTAAAATAGATGATACTGGTGCACTAATAAGTGGGTAATGTTCACTATTACTCTGGATAAGTTCTTCCAAAGCTTTTGTTAACTTTACTTTCTTAATGGTACCTTTATCAAATTCATTTAAGTCTAGAACTGTAGTCACTTTTAAATATGGAATGGAGCCTTCAATCTTAACTAAAAGACGAATATCATCTTTTATGATAACAAATATTCCAGCTTTCATTATTTCTTTAAATAAACTTCTACAAATTCTTTAGCATCTAATAAACTTATATCAAACTCTTTTGCAATTTGATTATAAGCGAACATAGGATCAGGTTCTTCCTTTAAGATCTTTTCAAATCTTTTTTTCTCAGAACCATTGAATTTAACCCATCTGATTATTTCCATATATTACCATTGTTAATGATCCAATCGTATCTGGTCTTTTTTATAGGTAATAATTGTTCAATCATACCTCCTTCAGAATAAAAATCTGTACCTAACTCGGCGTCTCCAGTATCACTAGTAAGCATATACAACCAGGTATGTGCTACAGATTTCCCAATATACCGTAACGCATATGGTTGACCTGCTTCTCTAAATTTTGGTTTAATTATATAATAATTAAACGTTAACCCGCATTTCATAAATGCCTCCATACGGTTTGCGGAAATGTGATACGCAGGGAATTTTTCACTTTTATCAAGTACCCCAGTTCTTTTGTTATGGTAATATGAATACCAACCACTACTAAACTTGCTGATTTCTTTTGTAATGGTATTAATTACTATTACAAAATGTTCATCTGGTTTAGGTTGATTTAACCTAGTATAGGTCTGATAACCTTGACTGGTAGCCAAAGTTATAAAATTGACCAATAGCTTTTTTGGTCCAACGATAATTAAATAATCCATCATTCTTTAATTTAATTGATTTAAACTATGATAATTGTTACGATGGTGGGGATCGAACCCACGACCTCAATCCTAATGGACCGGTGCTACTACCAACTGAGCTACATCGTACCCTTCCACTTTAGTAGGTTGCCCACTTTAGATTATTACGCCGCAATACGGGTATAATCTGTAACATAAAAGTTGCCATTTCTGACTTATTGAGCCTATTTCATAAATTTATACTACCCGTCAAAACCTGTTACCCCCTTTTTATAAAACATTAGTGGAGGTAGGAAAATTCGAATTTCCGTCCGGACAGCCATTTATGAACCTAACAGCTCAATTTCTTTAAACAACTGCAGTACGGCGTACCCAAAAGGAACTTTTGTTCTTTCTAGCACGTTTTTCTGCAGCAGTTTTATTTGTTCTTGGCTTAATAACCAAGATGCCATTTTCAACAATACTATACCATCCTTTGCTTTTTGGAGCAGGACGTTTTTGAACGAATGCATCAGATGCTTCGTACTTTTCTTTAAATTTTGTCATAAATAAATTAATTGTTAAAAATGAATTAAAACATCCACTTTGATAGAATAAAGTGTTTTTTAATAAACACCTTGTGCGATTTGATATCGTTACTAACAACTACTACCAGCAATGGCAATAAGCACTATATGCAGAGTATATGTCCTCATACAGCAGTAGTAACGATCTTTCAGCACTATGATCAGTGGCATTAATATTCCCTCATAGCATAAAGCATTTAGAGTGATGTTAATTCATCAATTTCACTTACTATACTTCAGTTTGTAAAGTTTTAGCATGATTTAAGTATAAAGACCTATATTCACATATACTAATAAATATGTATGCGTGTTTCCGGCGACCGGTCCGCCCATTAGGGTATGGCCGACTTATGTAATTTACTCCTATATTGTAGATATATGTGGAATACAGGCCTTGAATTTATACTTAAATACCTAACTTAATAGGCAGCATTACTTTGGAATGTGGATATATAACGATGTATACACCCAATCGAATATTACCAGCGGTAAAGATTCGGGTACTGAGATTCAAGTTGGTTTTCCAACTCATAAAACTCTTCATCAACCTTACGAAGAGCATCTCTCTCTTCTTTTTCGATTGCTTCGTTTGCCTTACGGTAAGACTCCGGAGTGTGTGAGCCGGCTTTCAATTCTTCGTCAAGAGCTGTGACTTTGGTAAGCTTCTCTTTCGATATCTTCTCATTTTCACGGTTCTTCTGAAGTTTTAACAGCTGTTTCTTACGCTTGTACTCGGAATTAGTGATAGATTTCACCATTTCGTCAGTCAGTTTTTCCTGACGATCGTCTGCAACTTTCTTTGCGGCTGCTTCTGCGATTTCTTTAGTAACAACTCTACCGTTTCTTACTTCTTCTTTAATGTCTCCCATTTTTGATAAATTTTAAATGTTAATAATAATTATAACTATTGGTTTCTGTTTTTAACAAATATTGCATATTTGTGATCAAGTTCGCTCCAGTAACTTACGCCTTTTGATGTATCCGACCAAGATATAGAAGAACATATTGGTCGATACTGATCTAAAACATTCATTGTAGATACTTCATCACCATATCCATGTACGGATTTTTGCAATGCCCTATCAGTTGCTTCTTTAATAAACTCACCTTTGATATGATTCACTTCTAAAAATTCTTTTAAAAGTTTATTTTCTTCAACGTTTGATTTTACTAATTTTTTAAGTCTAGCTTTTTTAGTAGGTAAACTATCAGAAGCAGTAATAGTTCCTTTCCTAAATGCATCTTCAAATTTCATAAGCATTTGTTTTATAAAAGTATATATAGTATTTGTTTTCTTATTCCTATACGACCCCCTCTGGCTGGGTACTATACTTTTAGGGACTGACCACCTTTGATTGCGGCAACTGGCGAGAAGCTGCAATCATATCTTTTACTGGACAAGATGTACACCATGAATGTTTGCAATTTGGTATACAACCAAGTTCCTTTCTAAGTTTCGTTATTCTATACTTTGTCATACTCTGTCTTTTTTACTAAACGGTACCATCTTTTTCCCTTTTTTTTGCTTTTTCTTTTTAGAACGTGCAAAATTTTCAGAATCTTTTGCTTTTTGTAAAAGATATCTACTGTCTTTAATTGTATCAGACATAATGGTTAAGTTTAAATAAAACTTGTAGCTAGAGTAATGCAAATCTTTTGAAGATTGGGTAACCCCATGCTTATCAAAAAGATTTGTTGTTCAACAGAAGCTTTAGCAATTCGTTCAACAACTTTCTTGCCAACTGCACGTACAGCCGGATCTTCCGATTGTAAACCTTTCAAGAACGCAATTGTAAATTGCTGATTCCATACTTCTTCACCAATCAATGACGGCCTACCAAACTTTGCAATCATTTCTTTAATGTCGGTAGTTAACTGATCGTTTAAAGGATCATCAATTTGGTCAACTGCTATGAAAATGTCAGTTGATGACGGGGTTCTCATTACCTCCTTAATCTTTTCTACAAGATAAGGAATCTGAGATTCTTTAAAACCTTGAGGTAATATAACAAACCCCCAGTTTGTAATTCCTACTTTCTTTCCCATTTTTGATAAATTTTTAATAATTAATTATTACGGCGCCTATTTACGCATAGGTGCGAGGTTTTGGTCAATTCTATACTGTTATGGCTTAATTTTCCACTGAACGCTAGTAATCCATATATTTAAAGTCCGTGCAGAAAAGGATACTACCCCTAATCTTATCGGACTACATGATTTTTACGCCTGCACTAATACTGCCTTGACAATCAATCGCATAACTTAGCTTAATTGTTCAGCGGACAGATATGAGCCCCACATGTTTGTAACTGATTCTCACAGTTGCGGTCGAGGAGGTATATAGCTATTCCCTCCTCGTTTTTGATACGCTATCATTATTTCAACCGTTGCATAGCATCATTAGCAATAGTAATATATGGATACACCCGCACTAATATTATAGACATATCTTATAAACATATAATAAAAATAATAATTTAAAAGGCGATCAACCCTTTTAATATTTTTATATTTACTATTGTTTTTATAAAATTGTTACAAATATAAGCCCCACCATAATGACAAGGATTCTCACCCTGTAGGAGCAGTTTAACGTCATACTTAGGACGTATATGTAACTATTTTCACAAACTATTACATATAATAATCACACAATTCAAGTTAAAATAGCTATACTTAGAACTTAAGTACAGATCCTCCATTTTTCTTTCTATATTTTATTTTATCGGTTCGACTGTTACCGGTATTTTCGTTGTATCCGGTTCTTTCAGTTGCACGGAGATATTGGCTGACTCTACATTTTTTGCGTCTGGGCCTTCTATTGGTATTTCTCCGATCTTTTCCGATAATTGCATACTCAAATAATATTCCTTGTTCCTTTGGTATTCCGCGACAATCTCTTCTTTTGTTGCGGTAGTCCCAATACGGGTAACAATAGTAGCAAAAGTAGTTTCCGGTAGAGCAAAATAAACCTGTTCTACCGTATAGGCGTTTTTTGCATCAATAAATGAGGCAACGCTCTGTTCTACAGTTTGTACTTTTTCAGTTTTTAGTTCTGTAACATCCTTCTTGAGGACATTAAAGCCGACATATGCGAGTAAACCACAGATGATTACAACGCATAGAGTGATGATTAAATTTTTACCTTTCATCGTTTTTTTGTTTTAATTTTTGATAAATATTATTGAAATAATTCATTCCCGCATAACCTGCAATCATTTGTGTAATTGCGGCAATAAATAAAAATACACAATAATTTGGATGGTCTACGACCATTATTATTGCCTGGCACATACTATAGAATATAGATATTGCACAGAGAGCATATAACACTATAATCTTTTTCATTATTCAACTGAAAGATTATCGTCTATTTGTATAAACGTAGTTATACGATTCTTACCAGTAACTCTAAAGAACATATCGCCTTCAGTAGTTTCTGTAGTACTTACAATACGAGTATACCTTGCTTTAAACTTTGTAGGTATGCCGTCAAATTTAATGACAGTAATAATATATATACTACCATCTGGTGAAGACTTTAGTTTACTATTTAATAGTACTAAAGCGCCTAATAATGCGTCTGTTGAGAACATCATATGTTAATGAATTAAATAACGTAAAGTAACGTCGTTGTATTCAACAAGGAATATACGTTCGCCTGTATCTAACATATTATAGAATGTTATAGTAACATTTCTATTAAGCCCATCTTTTGCACGACCTTTTAAACGTGTAAATGTGACGTATTCTTCCACATCTAATGATTTATACGTAAAACGTTGGTAAGTTCGCGAGTTGATCTCGATGACACCTTTAGAGGTGTTCCATATTAACCGTAATTCAGTTGGTTCATATACAGACCAATTGTCATATCCGGTTGCTTTGTAGCTTGTAGCTACGACATTCATAACCTCTATATCACTTTGTGAATATAAGTTGAATGACATTAAAAACAATGAAATAAATGCAATTAACGTTTTCATATGATTTTAAATTAATGGGGGATTCGAACCCCCGATAACGCAAAGTGTAATAAAAACTATTTAGTCCTCCTAAGTTTTTTCTTTACGTTACCTCCAATTAATGATAATGTATTAATGTATCCAATTCAACTTCAACTATTGTGTCATTGTTGAATGGTTCAAATAGTTCCTTTTCAGCAAGATCATCTTCAATTTGGCATTGATATTCATAACTTGAACCAATACCAATTATTACTATTATTAATAATAATAGTAATCCTTTTTTAATTTGTACTGAACTTCGGGGCATTGTCTACCAGATGTGATTTAGAAAATATAATTTCATTTGTTTTAAAATCGAATGAAATTCTTTCAACGTTATTAATATCTACTGGAATTGTAGACATACCATTTTTGGATATAACTGGTGCATCTGTACAAGCTTCTTCAAATGTAGGTTCCATACCTAGATCTTCGCTTAATTTTTGTGCAAAAATAAATAATGTTATTTTAGCAGCATGTTTAATTTGATCTTCCTTCCGTCCCATTGCTTTTAGTTTTTAGTTCATTTAAAAACTTTGTCCAAAAAGGGTATACCTTATGGTATTTACGTCCTTCTACTTTAACGAGAATTTTAGATTTTGCCATAATTTTGATAATTTATTTGTATCGTTTTAATTCTTCTACAATGAATTCCAGAAATTCAACACGTGGTTGTATATTCCTTTTACCATATCTAGTTTGTAATGGCCACCAAAAGCCATGTACATCCATACTTGCATTGCAATTGTTTACAGCATTCTCATAAGTACATGCTGGTATTATTGCTTGAATCATAGCTGGGCTATACGTATTTTTACGTACTAGCTCATGCTCAACAATTGCTTTATCATTATTAGGCAATTTACTAATATCTATCTTTCTACGCTCATTGTCTTTTTGCAAAACAACTGTAGAATTCAAGATAAAACTAGTCATCAACGCAGTACATAATGTATTGCATTTCTTTTTCTGTAGTAAAGCTTTAGCTCTAGTACAAATACGAATTTGCATAGCAATACTACAATGTATTGATGCTAATTGATCACGTGTCATAATATTGATTATTAATTATTAATATGCATTTTACACCTAAAACTTATAGCTTAATATTTATTTCACTCATTTTTACCATAAAGGTAGAGTTATATTTCAATTAAGTTTTTAATAAGAAACTGGTGCACTCAATGACTTGTGAAGTTATTAAGTTTTTTAATATAGTAGATATGAAATTCTAAAAGAATAAGATTTGTATAGGTTTATCAGGAATCTGGCCACAGCTTCACACACCATTAGAGAGTTGATTATTTCTAATTATCCTTAGTGTGTACCCTTGAGTAACGTCTCTCCACGCTACCTATACTACTCATTTTTCCTCTTATTCTTAAAATTTTAATCTTTCTCCATATAGACTGTTATACCTAGTATTGTACATATAGTGATACTAAATAAAAACACTATCCATATAGATTCGTATAAAGGTACCAACTGAATGCCAGTTGGTACAAATACGATATCATTTAGAAAAACACATTGCTTGTTTTCTGGTATATCTGTTAATTTAATCAACAGTACTATTAATGCATCAAGTTCTTCAACTTTATCATAACCATTAACATCCAATATGTTTAGCTCATTTTGTGCAGATTTCAACATAGCGTACCATTTTGTAATGTTATATTCATCTTCTTTAAAAAATAATGATGAATAACCAGTAGTTAACTGATTTTGTTCTACAAATTGTATAGCTTTGTCTAAATTTACTTTAGCCTCAGGCAATGTTTCTGCTAATGCAGCTTTCCTGAGTGGTGTTTCACATTTAACTCTGAAATAAATGGTACTAACTATTGCACTAAATATGCAAACAATAGTTATAATTCCAAATAATGTGAATAATATTCTTCGAATCATTTGATTAATTCTTTTAGTTTAATTAACTTGTCAGTCAATATTTCTATTGACCACTGTAGTCTATTAAGCTCTTTACTTTGAGCTTCAATAGTTTCATTAGCAATCTTTAGTTGCTTCTGAAGCATCGTCATTCTCGCGGATATCATTTGCTAAATCTTTAATAATGTGTGCAGCTCTAGGTCCTGAATAATTCATAAGATTACTAGTTGCCTGGTAATGCTTATTTAAATCAACTGCTGTTTTGTACAGTGTTGATTTCAAAGAACGAATCTCTTTTGTTAACTCATGATTAATCTGTTTAAGTTGATCAATCTCTTGTCTCAGTTTATGAGATTCATATAATCCTTTGCGAATAGTATCTAATGTTATTGCAAAGTTATCCATTTCGGGAGTTACTTCAGTAATCGCATATATAAATGCTTTGTTTACATTTTTAAAAAAATAAACAGCATCAATACTTTCTAATTTTACACGAAATAAGTCCCCATTAGGATTATTGTTAAATTTAGAAAATATTTCATCTGCCAAATCTTTTGCTTCTTTTAAGTTAAGATTTGTAGATTCTTTTAATAACTTTACAAATTCTATTTTATGCGTACGATAGAATTCGCCAAGACTGTGGATAGTTAATTGTTTCATTTTATTTGATATTATTTGTTACAATACTCATTCTTATATGCTGTTAGAACAGCAATAACCCAATTCATAAACATAATACGAGGTTTTACACATCGTGCCATACTTTTATCATTCCTTTGACCGTACCTAATTGTCCACCAGTATCCCATTTCAATACGTGGGATAGGTGCCCATTCAAGTTTTGTAGGTACATAGTCATATGCAAGGTCTTTTTCAAAGAGTTCCTGTAGCATTGTCCCACTAAAGTATATACCTTCATAGTTTTTATTAGAACATATATGATGAGTTACTAAACCTCTTGCAGCACAAATACCATTACATGAGGTATTGTGTATATATCTTTTCTTTATTTTAGTAACAAATAATATAAGAAAATCTATTGGAGATATTTCATTATTATGAATGGTTATATCTTTAGTTATACTAATTTTAATATATCGTTTAATATAATTCCGGTCACGTTCTTTAACTAATTCATCAAATGTTTTCATATTACTCTTGATTAATAATTAGATACTCTTGCCATAAGTCTTTAAACTGCTTAGCACAGTATTCAGCTAATGATCTAGATCTAAATAATAACCGCGAACCAACATACGCATTCGCATAAGAAGGCGTATAAGCCGTAAACGCAGAACCAGGTTTATTATCTGAAGTTATATACCACCATAATCCGTATTTATATTCATGGTTATTAAAATTAGGTATCCAACATTTACCGTTTGACAGTAAGTTTAATGCCCTAATAATAATAATTAGCTTGTGGTATGCTATCATGGATGGTCTATCTATTTTAGCACATTGTACAAACTTAGGATAAGTAGGTTTAATGCCTAACAATTGACATGCATCTTCATATGATTGAACAGTATTAATGTTCAGATCATCATTGAAATTGTTTGTTTTCATTTTGATATTTTGTTAATAAATTACTCACAGTCTATTTGACTTATATCTGGAATATCTGATCTCATTGGTAGTTCTGCTTTTTCATTATACCAATTTAATTCTAATAAATTCCAAACATTTTCAACACAAAAGTCTAATTCGTTTTCTTCAACAAATTGTGATAAAACAGCTTTTAGTCTTTCTTTTTTTGTTAAGCCAATGAGCATTACATCAGCGTTATCTAATACCATTCCCATTTTAATATGATATTATAATTCTATACTAAGTAGAATACGTAAATCACTTTCGATCTTTGTATTGTCTATATTGGTTTTAAACCAATGGGCATTTAAGATAGGATAATCTTTTGCAATATCTGCAATATTTGATAATGTTCTTGCTTCAATTTCGTTTGTTGCGTGAAACACTAATTCGTGTGGATTAATATTGCATTGTTTGACATAATTTAGTATGTCTTCCTTTTCAACTTCAACTATTTCCCCATTGAAATATGCTGTTGCAAGGTATTCTGCAGCAATTTGCATAGGTGTTTTTAACTCACCAAAGTATTCTCTTAATTTCATTTGATATGATATTTGATTGTTTTACAACTCAATGTTATAACTGGGCTAGTTTATCACCAGTAGCGCATCCTACTTAGGACTTATTTTGTGCAGTTAACCAAACACACTGCCAGGTCACCGGTCACTTTCCATATCTTCCAACGTTTTAATACACCAATCTAAGAATTTAATCCTTGGTTCAATGTTGTAAGTTGTAGATACTTCCAGGTATTTCTTTAGATTAGAACCATATTTATGGGTTTTCTCAGAAAGTGTTAATTTTCTTTGTATGGGCCACCAATATAGTTCATCTCTGCCATTACCAAAGTTTATAGCATTTTCCTTATTGAAAATACATATAATCCTTTTTGCAATATCTGTGTCATGGTCGTATCGTACTAAATCTTTAAATTCTTTACTTTTGTACCATAAGGGATATATTATATCTTTTACTATAAGATGGCATAAACCATGTTGACAATCACTGTTTGATAATAGTACTTTATCTTTTACTCTTAATAATATCTCAATTTGTAAATTAATTGGTATACTATATGGAGGTGTAGAATTGTACTCTATCTTTTTAAGGTATGATAGTATTTTCATATATAATTAATTTTTAATAATATATAAAGCAAAAAGGTCGTCTTCTTCTTTTCCTTACCCGACGATATCCCCTTTATGAACTTAGTTGTATATACCATCATATACTCTTTGTTAAGTTCACCTTGGATTCATTCCATTTTGCTAAAATTAATAAACGCCATATTATTACAATATTAGAGTTTTCAATTAAATTTACGGATATGCTAATAGGTGCGGAAGAGGGACACACCATTCAATGTCCCAATTCACACACCTATTAAAGCCTATTATCTACGCTGATTTACATGCTGTTGCGGAGGTCTCTGAGTCTGCTGAGGAGCTTGTTTAGGCTCAGGTTCTGGGTCAATCCCACTCTCTGAACCATTAAATATATCCTCTTCCTCACCTTCCTCCAACGGTATAATACTACCGTCATTCACACCTCTCTCATAAGCCTGCATAGCCAATTTCTCAGCATCTTCACCTCTTGCAGGTGTGCCATCAGGCATAGTACGAATAATAACCTTGATATTCTTGAACACAGCTGGCACTAATTCACCAGACTTGTCCTTACGCTTAACAAGCTCACCGGCAGCATGATTATTGCCATCAGTTAACCATACACGGTTAAATGGACCTGTAGTTACAATAACCTCAGCAAGGTGAATATGTTTCGGCATACTTGCTGCCAAACGTGTTTCCTCTTCCTCTGTTCTCACAAAGAACACGTAGGTAAATGGACTTGCCCAAGGATCACCTTCGGGTACACAACTCAATTTGCAATAACGGTTGCCATTATCGGCTTGTTTCCACTCTGAACTAACAATTTTACATTTCATGATTTAATGATTTAATTGATTTAAATATAACTCTACACAATATACCAGAACGGTGATTGACTTGGTGGAATATTAAAAGGATTCATAGGTCCCAAACCAGAATGGGATTACCTATGAACCTTAGTAGTGCCAATGATAATATAACGGAATGGAGGCGCCCCTAGGAAGGTGCATCATACCGCAATATTAACTATCACCACACATGGCTTGTGCGCTTTGCTATACTACTATTTGCGATGATCTATCAGTAGATCAACATACGGTGACTCCATCTTGTTATGTCAGATGGAAACATACTTATATGTCACAATTCGATTTGATTTACACATGACACTAAGCATGCATGGATTACCAAATAAACCAGATTACTACTGTTAGACGTCATATCTAGAGTAGGCCGCTAGTACTGCTGACGACAATACTTAACTACGATGAAAACTCCCAGCAGGATAACATATGCTATCTCCATCGCAATATACTATTACGGTAAGTGACTTGGTGGAAGGTAATAATAAAGCAGCAGGGTGTTGTTCCCCACTGCCCCCGACTGCCAATCGGTTTAGCTTTATGCCTGATACCTACGGGCACCATACCAGGTCTTTTCCGACACATGTGTCGCAGTATACTATAAAGGTACATGACTTGGTGGAGATGTAATAAGGCAATGGTTTCCCATTACCTTACTCTAGATTCCTTGCGTGTACCTGTCAACCAAGCTAACGTAGTTAGGACGCAAAATAGTACTGCAGCGCACATAAATGTGTACATAAGCCACGTAGTAGGCCCACAACTCATTAGAATGCACAACATAGCAACACATGTATACCCAACCGCACAGGCTGAGTAATACATAATAGAATGTATCTTCTTCATAACTTAATTGTTAATGGGTGAGCCGAAGCCCACCCAGTTAGTCATTCATTAGCACTCAGCCCGTCAAATGCGTCTTCTTCGCATAACGTAGCCTTGCCTGCCTCAATCAGGTAATCGAGGTACTTGCCAGCAAGGCGTTGTGCATCATCGATGCACTCATCGCCGCTGAAGCGGCATGTAACCGTAACACTGTTGCATGGTGAAGACAGCTCACCGCCATCACGTACCCACATAAAGCGGGCAACTGTGGCCTTAACACGACCTAAGTTGATAGTCTTAGGCGGATTCTCAGCCAGTTTAGCGCAGCGGTCTGCTGCCCCAAACAAGCGATACTGGATAGGCTCAGACCATGGGTCGTTAGCTGGTTGAGCAACGATGTCTAAGTAATGGTTGCCATTAGAGGCGACCTTTGCGTCACAAGAGGTGATTGTGCAAATCATGATAGTTGGTGCATAGGGTTCTGGTTTAACCTATGCAATATACTAATAAGGTGATGAACTCGGTGGAAAGTTTAGGAAAGTAGCGGTTTCCCACTACCTTCCTTACCACGTTACCGAGGGTCCTCGATTATGTCGAACATCCCATCTAACTCACCCTCACAACATCCTCGCGGGTCATCGAATAGGTCTAAACCCTTATCAAACACGGTCCATATTGCAGAACCGTACTCAACAACTAACCACGCAATAGCTACGCGGTCTTGTGCTAATACAACACATCTATCGCCAGTTATAGCCATAGATAATAGTTCGGTCTCAATACAGAGACCTTGTTCTTTAACAAATACATTAAGCTTACTCATAAAATTAGTGCAAACAGGTCTGGTTTATTGTTTGCAATATACTCATAAGGTAATGAACTTGGTGGAATTAATAGGAGTAATGGTTGCCCATTACCCCTACTCGTTAATCAAGCATCACCATTGTAATCAGTGAATAGATCAGCGTTACTACAACCGCAGCCAACATTGCCCCAATGGCAATGTCTCCGTTCTGTAGATAGGCACCTACACCCATTACAGCAATGCACACACAAACTAGTGCGCTAGTGATGAGGACAAGAATGTCCTCAAATTTATCCTTGTTCATAACAATTAAGCAAGTGTTTCTGGTTTACCACTTGCACTAAACAGGTCAGGTAAGTAGCTTGGTGGAAATCTTCAACCGGGGGGACTTCCCTTGAAAGTATGACCCCGGGGGGTTGAATGATAGTGTCTTATATGTGCATATATATGGTATTCAATCTGTCTCTTACGCCCGTATACATAGAATCCAACCTGTCTTATATACCCGTATATATATAATTGAAAAAATTTTTTATAAAATTTTGTATAAAGCGCTATTATAAACACAATTTTTTTACAAGTAATGAGGAACCTTTTGTTACTTTTAACGTTATAGATAGTATGCCACGTGAGTGACCACCCCAAAGGCTGAGAGGTATTATGGGGTTAGACGTCGGGTTGTACGTACTAAATAAGTATGGAGTTTTCCCCGATAGCATGAAAACGGGTATTATATAAGGTATTGGGCTAGGGGTTACTACCTACTCGCATGAAGCCCTACCAATGGGTAGGCCTGGTCGTAAGATCGGTATTCGGGGTAGCAGTCGATAAGTGTAACTATAAGGTGAGAATAAGGGAACTAGCGTGGGTGAAAATAGCGTAGGTAAAAGCTATTACGTACAGCAATACTGAAATTGATACTTAAATGCAATAATTTGCTAGAATGGATAAAACCTGTAAAGGGGTATCTTGGGTTTAATAATAAGAGAAATATATATGAGAGAGGAAGAGTACTATAAAGCCTTAAAGGATAGGCAAACTGAGATAAATGGGGTAGCATACGATATTATTAGTCAGCCTAGTGGCTTTTGTGACGATTGTGCATTTTATGTATTTGATGAAGCAGATAGGCTTATACCATGTCCTTCCCCTGCTAAAAGGTTTTGTATGAAAGGTAATATATTAAAAGTAAAATAGGTATGTCTGAAGTAAGCGTAGATATTAATAGTGAAGTAGTTAGTGAAGATAAGGTTTTGGCAACAGTTGTTAATGGTATTAAATATACGTTCTTTAAGGATGTTATGGTTAAACCATTGGCTATTAAAATGATATCCAAAGAGGTAGTTACGCAGGTACCTACTAAAGAGGTTGACGAGGATGGTTTCAATAAATATGAGACTGTTACAGAGGTTAAAGAGGTTGAATCAAGTTATGGTACAGGTATTGTACTAAGTATCCCAGATGGGCTAGAAACGCCATTTACAGTAGGTGATACTGTAGTATATAACAGGCGCCATGCTATAGACTTTGATTTGTTCAAAGATAGCCAATTGATTAAACCGTATGATATTATAGCTATCGTGAAAGACTAGTTATGTTTTAAATAGTGTTGGTTGTGTGTTATTGTGGGCTGTACTTATGTATGGCCCATTTTATTTTAGTATAAGTGGGCACCTTTGTATAGTTTGTGCGTTATATATAGTATAACATTTAAATGATTATAATATGAGTAATATGAATATGGAAGATTCTTTTGCAAAAATTATTTATGCACTATCTAGTGCAGTTGATGCAAATGATAGGATTAATAAGACTATTGAGTTTATTGATGAGAGAATCGAAGAGTATAAGAAGGCTATAACAGATGCAAATAGGGATCATAATAGTGGCTTACTCCAGACATGTGTAAAGGTTGAATTGGAGACAGTTAATTATAATATGATTAAGGTATTAAGTAAAGTAAGAGAACTATTAGAAAATGAATAAACTAGTAAAGTCTGTATCAAGCAAGACTGTGTATCATGAGTTTTTAAGTGCCTTGAATGGTATATTAGGGTTGACTAATCGCGAGTTAGCATTATTTGAAATGATTGTTGAGTTTGAGATGAATCATACAAAAGACCCTAATGTTACAAAGAATATAATATGCACCGCCAATAGGCGGGTAATGATGAAGACATTAAATATAACTAGGGACAACCTATGTAGGTATATAGGGAAGTTTAAATCATTAGGGTATATTGTTAAAGGTAAGACAGATGGCGAATGGGTGCTTAATAGGGCTTTGGTACCAGTTATTATTAATGATAGGGTACAGGTAACAATAATATTAAAAGTAAAAGATGAGTAAAGAGTTAATGATAGCAAAAGGTGGTTCAGTTATGTTATGGCATAAACCAACGCTGATGCAACGTATATTTGGTAGGCGTAGGGTTTATGATTATAATATGGCTACGCTTACGCACACTGCTACTACACCAGATGTATTAGTAGAAGAGGCTTCCGAATATGGTAAGGTGTGGTCATATGTGGTACTATCACCAAAGCAAGATTACACAACGATAGAGCTAGAACAGTTAACACTGTTTGGTAAATTATATTTAACTATAAAAGATATAATTAACATGATCAGGCCTAGCACGTTTAAGAGTGGTGAGTGTATATATGATATTTTGGATAATAAATATTATAAAATAATTAGTGTTGGAGACACAAGAGTTCGCGACGGAGCAGAAAACTAGTATAATAACACAGTTAGCAAATAAGTATGATATACCAGCACCAGTTATAGAGGTTATATGTAATAGTCCTTTTAAATTTGCAAATAGGGTTATAGTAAATCCTGAGGATACAAAACCAATTATGTTTGCATACTTATTTAAATTAAAATTAAAAAGCAGGTATAAATATGACAAAAGAAAAGGGGCATTCAACGAACAGTAGTATTCCTACTCTAGATATCGAAGGGATAGCGTTTCATGAAAGTTACTATTCTACTAGGGGTAATACATACGATGCTCCTACTTTAGTAGCTTTTGCTAAGCATAAAAACTATAAGCCGTTTGATCTACCTTTAGTTGGCATAGATATATCTCACATACCGTTTTCAGCAAGTACATTTGGTCAGTTTCTATACCACTTAAAAAGAGTAAACGATACAAGCTTAGACTATCCTGTGATATTAGATGATGAAGGTGTGATATGTGATGGTTGGCATAGAGTTGCTAAAGCATACTTAGAAGGTAGACCTACAGTAAAAGCAATAAGATTATTAGAGATGCCCGATGCATCTGGTAAAGTAGACAATAAGTAACAATTATGGAAGAAGAAGAAAAAGAAAAGTCCGCACTTGATGAACAGGTTGGCGGTGATCATTATAAGAAATTAGGAGTTCAGCCAGTTGAACTGATTAGAGATATTAACGCTAATTTTTTTCAAGGTAATGTCATTAAGTATGTTACTAGGTATAAAGATAAGAATGGTATCAAGGACCTAGAAAAGGCAAAACATTATTTGGAGTTAATTGAAGAATTGCATCCGAATAACAATAGCAACAAGATTGCTTCGTATGGAATTGATAAAGTAAATGATTATATTTATGCAAATAAGATCGATACTGATGCTGCAAAAATTATAAGGATTGTTAGTTTGTGTGGTAATGATAAAATTGATACGGCAATTGAGTTGATTGACAATCTTATTAATGACTATCACAAAGTAGAAGAGTGTTGTGAATTAGGTATTGTTGATACGGCAACTACCTTATTTGGTGATAGAAATGATATGGTTGCAAAAGAAGATCTTATAAATGGTACTACTATATTAAAACCATTAATATTACCAGACGGATGTCCGTTAGACGCTTTTAAAGAGGTTGTTCGTAACATGGAACATCCGTATGATTTGGTTGGTGATGAGGACGTAAATAAATTAAAAAAATAGAATGGAATTAAAATTTAAAAAGTTAAATGAAAAGGCAGTATTGCCTACAAGAGCGCATAGTACAGATGCAGGTTTAGACTTAACTACATATGGGTTTACTCAAGAAGTAGATGCTAGTGGTAAATTAGTATTAGTATATCATACAGGTCTTGCAGTAGAGATCCCTGAAGGACATATGGGCTTGATATTTATGAGGTCATCTGTAGCAAATAAATCATTGGTATTGACTAACGCAGTTGGGGTGGTGGACTCTAAAATATACATTGTACTTTAATGTACAATCGATAACACCAATACTATTGCTTTGCGTTTAATAATAAAACGCAATATTATGATTAAAAAGAAATGTTTAATATGTGGTAAGTATTTTGAAGTTCCTAATTGGAGAAAAGATAGTGCAAAATACTGTTCAAGTCAATGTCAACATAAATCACTAAAAGGTGAACTTAACTGTGAGTGTAAAATTTGTAAAAAGAAATTTCATTTAAAACCATATCAAATAAGCAATAAAACTGGAAATTGTTGTTCTAAGGCTTGTTTGAACGAGTATAAGAGAGAATTAATGTCTGGTGATAAAAATCACCAATATGGATTAAAGGGAAGTCTAAATAGTTCCTTTATCGGAAATGAAGTAATACAAACAAATCATAATATAACGGATATCTATGTGTATGCTCCTGATCACCCTTACGCAAATAGGAATGGACGTGTGGTAAAACATAGATTAATCGTTGAAGAAAACTATAAATTATTTAACACATCTTATTTTGAAACTATAAACAATAAGATCGTATTAAAGAAAAGCTCACAAGTACACCATATTGATTTTGATCATAATAACAATAGTATAAATAATTTAATTCCTGTAACAAGATCCGAGCATGGGAAAATTCATACAAAATATAATGAAATCGTTCGAGATAATAAAACAGGAAGAATAACTGGAGTCATTAAACAGGGTGAATTGCTGGAAAAGCCGGAAGCGGTCAATCAGCAGCCAAGCTTGAATAGTAATATTCTTGAAGGTTCAACGACTAACGTTCGAGTCCAAACAGGTAGTGCTGAGGATGGTAATAACGACACGAGCGCCCTGCAATTACAATGTAATTGATGATATAGTCTGATCTGCGAATATAACAAAAGAAATTGCAGAAATATTTAGATAAAGAGCTAAATAATATAACAACTCCGCATTAATGGGTTATAGCGGAGAAATAACAATGAAATTTAAGGTTACTACAGATAGTATACCTACTGTTTATCAAGAAGGTGAGCGTATTGGTCAACTAATAGTAGTTCCTTACCAACAATTTGAACCGGTATTTGTAGAGGAGATTGCAGAAGGAGCCCGTGGGGCGAATGGCTATGGCTCGACCGATGAGCCTACTACAGAGCCAGTAGAAAGTATTGCAGAAGAAGTAGAAGAATTAAATAATTAAAAAATAAACAGATATGATTAAGTATATTCCAGTAGATTACGTAGGTAGAATTATTAAGTTAAATACTACATCAAATGTTGCAACTACATTAAAGTCGGCGCCAGACTCGATAGATTATGCCTATACTGCAGATGAAACCGGCGTTTTAACATATAACGATAAAGAAACACCAGTTAAAAAAGGTGACTTAATATTATGCTTGTATGGTTCAGTTGTTGATGGGAAATATAGTTCGGATAATAGAACGTATATTGTAATAGGAACAGACTCTACAGACGGTGTAGCAGAATGGTTACATCATATTGAAATGAGAACTAATGCTGATTTAAAGCATAGAGAATCTAAAGTTATGAGTGCTGAAAAATGTTCAGATGAAGTTAGTTGTTTTAATTAAATAAATAAAGATATGATTAAGTATGTATTAGATTCACAAGTAAATAGATTGATTGGTATTACTGAAGATAATCAAATTAATTTATATAGTGCGGAATATGGGAACATTGACTACGTGTATATTGTTAAAGAAGAAGGTGAACTAGATTATTATGGTCAAAAGTTTGATTTATCTCCAGGAGACATAGTACTTAGGCTTTACTCTAGAGACGCAGACTATAATAAACGTGAGATCGTAGTTATACCAGCGCAGTATGCTAAAGTATGGGTTGAAAATATGCAGATGAAAAAGGAATCAGAAGAGAAGTCATCGGGTATTTGTGCAAATTGTGAAGAGGTTAAATAAATGAAACTATACGATATACAAGCAGGTAAGGTGATAATCCATTCTGATCTATTGGGTCTGCCAAAATTTAGAGAGCTATATGAAGCAGACCCAGTACTTGCAAATAAACAAATTAGCTATATAGTACTGAAGAATGTAATAGACACACCTTACTCAGGATTGTTTGAAGCTGATAAAGAGCAATGGATTAAAAGAGATATATTTGGTGATGTTACCTGGCAACCACCTAAGGAGGTATTAGATGCAGAAGAACAATTTGTAAATGTGTACTATGATTCATTATCTGCAAGATTACTTAGAGGTGCTAGAAGAAGGCTTGAAACAGTTATAAAATTCTATGAAGATTCTTTAGGTGATGAAGAAATGGATGATGCTAAAGCCGATAAAATATTAGCTGCAATTGGTAAACTAGATAAGACTTCAAGTTCTTTGTATGAGTTAGAAAGATCAGTTAAGATGGAAGAAATGGAGTCATCTAAAGTTCGTGGTGGAGGTAAAATAAACCCATACGAGATATCAAGACGCTAAACTGTTGTATCATAAAATACACACATAGAAACAATAATTAACATTACACGTTTTAATAATAAAATAAAACATATTTAAATATGGGAAAAAATAAGAAAAATCTACAGACTAAGTCTGTATCGGAGAAAGAAATGGTAGTATTGGATTTAACTAATGTTGAGGTGGATGCACCTATTGAGAAAGAATACCAAAAATTTAAACTATCAACTGATAAGAAACCAAGTTTATTTAAGAGAATTTTAAATTGGTTTAAAAAGAAATAACGAACTAAACTATGGTAGACTTTAGAAAGAAGATACTAAATAGTGATAAATTCAGGACCCCTGCCCTCACATTTTTGAGGACGGGGGTTTACTGTTCGTACCCTACGAATAGTGTCGACTACTTTAACTATTGGGATGAAGAGACAAGGAGATGTTTAGATGGGTATACTGCACCTGATGGTGATTATATATCCGGGTATAATTATTTTTACTTAAACTATTGTCCTATAGACCGTATAACTTATAAAATTATTAAGAATAGACATGGCATTGAAGAGAGGAAGCGTGTGCAAGACATAACCTTTCCAGACTTCTATGACTATGACTATTACTTTTTTCAAGCTGTACAAGAAGCAGAGGAGTTAGGTAAGCACTTGGTAGTATTAAAGTCTAGACGTAAAGGGTATTCATATAAAACTGGCGCAATGCTTTGTAGGAACTTTTATTTAATAGAAGGGTCTAAATCATATGCATACGCTTCAGAAAAAGAGTTCTTAGTAAAGGATGGTATCCTAACTAAGGCTTGGAACTATTTAGATTTTATAGATAATAATACAGCTTGGGCTAAGAAGCGTCAAGCAGTAAATACCACAATGCACAAACGTGCTTCAATGCTTGTTACCGATGAGTATGGCAATAAGTCCGAAGTAGGTTATAAGTCTGAGATATTAGGTGTTACTATCAAGAATGATCCTGACAAAGTCCGTGGTAAAAAGGCAAAATTAATATTATTTGAAGAGGCTGGTAAGTGTAAGGAACTAGGTGCTGCATGGCAAATTGCTAGACCATCTGTAGAACAGGATGGTATTGCATTTGGTACAATGATTGCATTTGGTACTGGTGGTAGTGAAGGTTCAGACTTCTCAACACTACGCGAGATGTTTTATAATCCCGCTGGGTCTAACGCTATGGAATTCCCAAATATATGGGATGATGCCTCAGATGGAACTAACTGTGGATTCTTTATACCACAGTATACTAATTTAGATGTTCGTACTCAAGATGGTACTAGATTGTACATGGATGAGGATGGGAACACTAAACATAAAGACGCACTAGAATACGTATTATCTCTACGTGAACCAGTAATAAAAGGGGCCACTGATAGTAAAACAGTCGATAGGTACATTGCTGAAAACTGTCTTACTCCAGCAGAAGCCTGTCTGGAACTTACTGGTAATATATTCCCTAAAAAAGATTTAATTCAACAATTGGCTCTTATTAGAACTAATAAAAAATTGCAGAATCATAAACAAGTTGGTGATCTACAATGGGTTGAAGGTTTGCCAAAGTGGGTGGCAAGGAAGTCTGGGGATATAACAAAGTACCCATTAGGGAAGGATGACGACCCTACAGGATCTATCGTTATATGGGAACACCCTGCAAAAGATGCACCGTTTGGTTTGTATATTGCTGGCTGTTTAACTCCTGGAGAAAAGGTTATGACAGATAAAGGATTAGTTAATGTTGAAGATGTAGATCATAATCATAAACTAATTAATGCCGAAGGACTGCCTGTGAAAATTAAAGTGTTTCAACGTAGGCTTAAAGATAATGAGGCTACTTTTAAATTAAAGCCAACCGGTTCATTTAGAGCTACTACGTTTACTAAAGAACACCCAATCCTATTAAAGGATAAAGGGTTTACAAAAGCAAGTGAACTAAATGTAGGCGATTGGTTGGATATCCCAAATAGATACCTTAGACAAACAGATGATTATAAGAATGTTATTTCAAATTATATATCAGATAATATTGCAGACAATCCGTTGCTTTGGTGGTTTTTTGGTATATGGCTTGGGGATGGATTTAATAATAAGAATCAAAATTCTCATGATATATATGGTTCATTTGGGAAGAATCAAATAGAACAAGCTGAGCAATACTCTAGAGTAATAGAGTCTGTATTTAATCGTAAACCTTTGCTGTGTAAGTCTAATGAACACAATACTCGACGTTTTACACATAAGGGTTTATATAACTTATTAGATACTGAGTTTAGTAAATATTCTTATGGTAAAAGAATACCAGAGTGGGTTAAAACAGCGCCAGATGAACTACGTAGGATGTTCTTGATTGGATATTTAGATTCAGATGGTTCTGCATTCTATGATCGAAGTTTATTAAGGGTATCGTTTACAAGTGTTAATTTAGAGTTATTAGAATCGGTACAGGATATATTATATGGGCTAAAGATTAGATCTTCAATTACTATACATAATAAAGAATGTACATCAAGATTTAATAATAAAGACTATCTATCACGACAATCATATAAATTAAATATTTTATCATGCGATCTATCACTATTTAAATTTGAACTACCAAAGGACATCATATCAGATAAGTTAAATAGAGTTAATGAATATAAATCAAAAATAAATAGTAGAAAACAGAAGATAATATTCTCTAATACTTATGATCGAATATTCATACAGATAGAAAGAATAGATGCTGATAAATATACTGGGACTGTATATAACTTTGAGTGCGATACTCATACATACATGTGCAGAACCATCGTCACACATAACTGTGACCCGTTAACTACAAATCTAGCGGTGCGACTAATAGTCGTAAGAATTGAGCAAAATCGGTGGAAGTCTCTAGTAGATAATACCGAGGTAAATAATTAGATTACGAAAGGCTAATTATCACCGTAACGCATAGGGATTGAATAAATATAATATCCCCACGAGTGCTCGACAATAATCAATATTGATGATATATGCTGAGCTATATGGCGACATATAGAAGTTGAGATAAAAAGCTCAACGATAACAAAACTGATGATCATGATAAGTCTGGCACCAATTCACTTGGTTCCACATTCATATATAAGAGGTTTCAAAACTTTGAGGAATACTATGATATAATCGTTGCCGAATATACTGGTAGACCCTCTACAGCAGAAGAATATTATGAAAACGTACGTAAATTGTTGGTATATTATAATGCACGACTACTATACGAAAATGAAAGGAAGGGTTTATTCCCTTATTTCACTAGTAAACACTGCGATTATCTTTTAGCAGATCAACCCGATATCATTAGTGATGTTGTTGGTAATAGTTCTGTACAAAGGCGTAAAGGGGTTCACATGGTACAGTCAATTAAGGACTGGGGTGAAGGACTTATAAAAGAGTGGTTGAATGAAGAGTATGCGCCTGGTAGAAAAAATTTAACTAAAATATTTTCAGAACCGTTATTGGAAGAGTTGATTCAATACAATGATAAGAAGAATGCGGATAGGGTAATGGCGTTGATGATGGTTATGATATACAAAGAACAACTACATAATTTACATGTAAAGAAAAAAGAAAAAATCGAAAAGAATAACCGTTTGTTTGACGTACCATTATTTAGTAAGCAATGGTTTGAAGGGGATACCCCTAAAGAATTAAACGATACAACAACCTACACATTTTAATAAATATGAATAAAGTTATATCATCATTTCCAATACAAAAACTTCCAGAATCAAAGAAGACGGAAGAGTGGCATAAGCAGTGCATTGACTATGTCATTGGGGCTGGAGATTTATCTCGTAATGGTAGCGATAGGGCTACTCTAGAAGAGATGCAATCTTATTATGACCTGTATAATGGAATATATAATCTAAAAGATTTAAAATATGTTACAGACCCATTTTTACAAGAAGATGGATTTCCTGCAACAGCAAAAGAATTTAATATAATCCGCGGTAAGATTGACCTATTATTAGGTGAAGAAACAAAACGCCCGTTTAACTATAATGTCGTTCGTACTAGCGATATAGCTACTAGTGAAATGCAAAATACGGCAAAGAATATGTTGCTAGAGTATGTCAAAGCAAGTATTATGGCAAAGATGGGTGAAGAAGAACAGGCTAGATTTCAAGAAGCATTGGCATCAGGTGAAGTTGTAGAGCCAGAAGAGGTGTCAAAGTACCTTAGCCGTGGCTATAAAGATATTGCTGAAATACAGGCGCAACATACATTAAAGTACTTGAGTAGGCAATTAAATTTGGATAATGAGTTCTTAAAAATATGGAAAGATGAATTACTTTCCGCAGAAGGCATTGCATACGTTGGTATAGTGAATGGTCAACCTGTAGTAGAGCGAGTTAATCCTAAATACTTTAACTATGAGTATTCTGAAGATATTGAATTCATACATGATGCTTCATCCTGTAGTAATGAGTTTTATATGTCTATCCCAGAGCTCTATGACAGATTTTATGATAAATTAACTGAACCACAGTTAAATGAACTGCTTGACATAATAGATGGCAGGACTACTTCTGGATATGGTCAAGATAAGCCTATTGGTGATTACAATCATATAAGTACACATATCAATAACACACCTTATACTAGTGGGGATACCATTAAGGTTGTTCATGCTTGTTGGAAATCATTTAAAAAGATTGGATTTGTAACAATGATGAATGATGCAGGTGTGCCTGAAGAATTTAAAGTAGATGAATCGTATAAAGTTACTGGTGATGAACTTAATGTAGAGTGGGATTGGATTGTAGAAGTTAGAGAAGGGTATAGAGCTGGTGATGACATGTACTTTGGTATGGGTCCATTAGAGTACCAATTTGTATCTTCTGATAATCTGAATTCACAAAGATTGCCTTATACGGGTGTAATCCATAGTAATACAAACAGTAAACCTAAGTCATTAGCTTCAGTAATGAAGCCGTTACAGCTAATGTATATCATTGTATGGTATAGACTCGAATTGGCTATGGCCCGTGATAAAGGTAAAGTGCTTACTATAGATATTACACAGATACCAAAATCTATGAATATTGACGTAGCGAAATGGGCACATTACCTTTCAGCATTAGGTGTTAACTTCGTCAATCCTTACGATGATGGTTGGGATATCCCAGGTCGCGATGGTGGCAAACCATCTCAGTTTAACCAGATATCTGCAGTAGACTTAAGTATGGCCGCAGTTATTGACCAGTACATTGGGCTTATGGTTAAGATTGAAAGCATGGTTAGTGAGATATCGGGGATTAGCCCACAAAGGCAAGGTGCAATCTCATCAAATGAATTGGTTGGTAATGTTGAAAGATCTGTAATTCAGTCTGCAAATATTACAGAACCACTATTCTGGAAGCACAACCTATTGAAAAGAGAGGTGCTAAAAATGCTATTAAATACTGCAAAAGCTGCATGGAAGGATGGCAATAAAACATGTTTGAACTATGTATTAGATGATGCTACTAGGGCATTCCTGCAATTAAGTGATGACTTCTTTTATGAAGACTTTGATATATTTATTGCAGATGGCACTAAGGATCAACGTGTATTAGAACAGTTACGTAACCTTATGCAACCAGCTATGCAGAATGGCGCAAGTATACTTGATGTAGCAGAGATCCTTACTCTAGATAATGTAAACATGATCAAGAATAAACTTGAAGATATAGAGAATAGGAGACTTGAACAGCAACAAGCAATGATGCAGCAAGAGCAACAGAATCAAGCACAGTTGCAGCAAATGCAAATTGATGCTAAAGAGTCTGAACTTATGCTTAAAGAAGCTGAACTTGATCTTGAGAAATATAAAATCGATCAGGATAACCTTACTAGGGTTACAGTTGCTGAACTACAAGCATATCGTGGTAGTGAAAATATGGATCAAGATATGAACGGTATACCAGATCCTATAGAGATTGGTAAGAATGCAATTGCTCAGTTAAAGGTTGATTCAGAATCAATGCTTAAACAACAAGAACTATTTGGCAAACAACGTGAAGCTGAAACTAAACGACAGTTAGAAGAACGTAAACTGAATGTTCAAAAGGAAGCTGAAAAGATTAAAGCTAGTATTGAACAGGAGAAATTAAAGTTGGAAGAACGTAAACTAAAAGCAGCTAAAGAATTGCAAGCAATGGCAGATAAAGCCGCGATGGAAAGAGAGAAGTTGAAAGCTAGGACGGCAATCAAGAATCGCGTAGTTGGCGAGCGTAAATCATCTAAAAATTAATATGGGAAATAATGAACAAAAAGAAGTACCTACAGTTTTTGAATTGTTAGTACAAAGTTTAAGAGGAGGTTCTGGTATGAAAAATAAATGTGGTGGTAAAAAAGGTGGTGGTAAACCAGGTAAAGGTGGTAAGTAATTATGACTTGGAGTGAGCTTACATTAAAAGAAAGATCTAAATTATATAGGCAGGCCAGGGCGATGAGCCCTGACCTTACCTATTTTGATATACGGGATGCTTTCGATATGCAAATACCAAAAGACCAAAACGTGCAAACATATAGTACAGGTGGTGTTGTTGAAGAACCGGTTGCTGCTACATTTGGGTTACCTGAAGTAAATATATATCCTCAGAATGAATTTGGTGATATTGCTAGAAGTCAAGGCGTGAATACTGCAAGAAATTGGCGTACAGTTAAAGAAGGTACAACTAAAGGGATTAATGATTTCTATAATGATCCTAGAACACAATTAGTAATGGCTGGTTTACCGTTACCTTCAATGGTAGACGGGGCTATTGACGCAATTCGCGCAATAAAACCTGCGGTAAAATCATTAAAAAAACCAATTAAGGCTACATATACTTCTCCAGAGTTCTCTGATGACGTTAAAGAATTATTTAGACGATTGACTTTACCAAAAACAAAAAATAAAGAGGTTCTAGATGTTGTTGATGATTTTTATAATAGAGTTGCAACGCCAGAAGGATTAAAAAGAGCGGAAGCTTTAAATCTAGATAAATCTAAATTATTAAATAAAGTAGGGGTATTTGATGATAGTTATAGCTATGGGTATCATAGGGGAGATAATATATACATGCATCCTGAAATAAGTGGAAACATTGCTAGGAATACGACAAGGCATGAGTTAGAACACCAAGTCCAAAGATTATCTGGAAGACGTACTACTAGTATTGATGATGATTTGAAACGTTTAGAATTATTAAGACCCTCTTCAAATATAGATTATGATGAATTGGCTAAAAAAAGTACTCAGTTTAAAGAACCTGTTGACATCGATTATTTGAAATATTCTTTCAATAACCGAAAACAGGACGCTACGGATTATTTTCTTACTGGCAGCGATGGTGCTGAAAGTGGTCCCATGTTGGCTGAGGTTCAGCAATATATGTTGGATAATAAATTTATTAATCACGCATATGATAATATCACGCCAGAAAAAGTAAAAGAAGCATTTATGAAAGGGTATTATGATAAAGAAACCCCAGTAAGAATATTTAAGATAATGAAAAGTACAGATAATAATTATAAATTAATATCTGATAATTTAAATAAAATGTTATCATTATTACCTTTATCTGCTGGATTAAATGAAGTAGTTACTGGAAAAAAATAATATAACACACAAACAAAATAAAATCTAATTAATAATTAATTATGGATAAAAGCAATAACACATTAGGTGGGTTTGAAACAATTCTGGATGGGATTATACCAAATGACCCTTCCAAAGCGCCTATTACAGGTGGATTTGATGGCGGCGAAGAAGAGCTAAGCGATGAAGAAATTGAAGCACTTAAAGGTAAACGCGCTCCATCGGTAAATGATATTAAAGGCACTAAGGGCGGTAAGAATAATTCAAAAGTAGTTGATGATGAAGAGGATGAGGAAAACGAACCTGCAGAAAAATCTACTGAAGAAAAGAATAGTAAAAAGAAGAAATCTGAGCCAATTGTAGACCAAGAGGAAGACGAGGATGATAACGATGATGATGATGATGATAACAATGATGCAGAAGATAGTGATGCAGTTGAAAGCTTATTTGATGCAATATCTGAAGAACTTGGGTGGGAATTTGACGAAGAAGATGATGCTGAAACCAAACCAAAGACTGTTACAGATCTAGTAAAATATTTCAAAGAAGTAATTGCTGAGAATTCTGTACCAACATATTCTAGTGAAGATGTTCAGAAGTTAGATGACTTTGTGCGCAATGGTGGAAAACTAGAAGAATATTTTAATATAGGTAATGGCATAGATTATGAAACCGTTGATATTACAGATGAAGCGGTTCAAAAGAAAGTAATAACCGCCCTATATAAAGAAAAGGGTTGGGATGACTCTAGAATAACTAAGAAGTTAGAGCGCTATGAAGATGCGGGAGTTCTTGAGGATGAAGCTGAGGAGGCTGTAGAACTATTGAAAAAAATAGAGTCTGAAAAGAAAGAAGCGCTATTAGAAAGCCAAAAAAAGAATGCAGAGCAAGCAAAAGAAAAGCAACAAAAGTTTTATACCGACGTTGTGAATGAAATAAAGAGCTTGTCCGATGTCCGCGGTATTAAAATATCTAAAGATGATCGTGCAAGACTTGCAGAATATATTTTCAAGTACGATTCAAATGGCGTTACACAATATCAAAAGGATTACGCTAAAAATGTCAAAAATCTTTTAGAATCTGCTTATTTCACTATGAAAGGTGATGCTCTGATTAGTGCTGCAAAAAGTGAAGGAAACTCTACTGCTATGCAAAGATTAAAAAATAGTCTTAAAACTACCGGATCAGGTAAAAGCAAAAAGCGTATACCAACGGGTTCTACCGATGGATCTATTTGGAGTAGTCTGGCACAACAACTAAAAAAAGAATAATATTTAAATAATTACTAGTATTTATGGATAACGGAATTTTAAACAATTTACAGTTATATAAAGGTAAATGGTTTTCTGATCTTGTAGATGAAAACATGTTATCAAATGCAATGTTAACAAAACCTCATGAGATTTCTACTATAGTGTCTTATGTATTTGGTACAAAAGATGACGGTTATAGCTCATCTATTGATATGCTTACTGGAGGTCTTGGTAACGTAATGACTATCGATCAACGTCAGTATGAATGGTCGGTTATCATTGACACCGATAGAGCGGTTACAATCCGTTCTGCAAAATGGCAAGGAACTGAAATCACTACAGCTAATGCTGATTCAATTATGGCAGGTATCGGTAACACTCCGATCTTGATCTCAGTTGAAGATAAGTTGTTTGGTCCAGGTGCTATTTTGGAACTTGATGACAAAGAATTTCAATTACGTGTATCAGGTGCACCTTATCAGGATGGTAACGAGTGGGTTTACACTTGTTTCTTGGCTGACGGTCAACCTACTTCATATATCCCAAGCGACCTACTATTAGCTGGAAAGCAACTGTCTCGTTTGAACTCAGCTTACGAAGAATATTCAGAAGAAGCTGATATCTTGAACTACAATACACCGTTCAAGATGAGAAATCACCTTACCACTATGCGTCTTTCTTACGATATTACGGGTACTGCATATTCTACAGTATTAGCTATCCAACTGAAAGATCCAAAAACAGGTAAGTCTTCTTATTTGTGGTCTGACTTCCAGGAATGGAAAGCCATGCGCGAATGGGTTAAGAGATGTGAAAGAGGTTTGGTATATAACAAATCTAGTGTAAAGGGTGATGGTACTACAGACTTGATGGGTACTAATGGTCGTCCAGTTTATATTGGTGCTGGTTTGCTTCAACAGATCGCTCCTTCTAATAGACGTTTCTACACTGAATTGACTACTGAACTTTTGGAAGATTTCTTATTTGACCTATCTTATAACATCCTTGGTTCTAACGAACGTAAGTTTGTTGCTTTGACTGGTGAAATGGGTATGCGTGAGTTCGATAAAGTATTGAAAGCTAAGGCTAATACTATGAACTTACAGGATACAGTATTTGTAACTGGTTCAGGTCAGAACTTGGTACTAGGTGGTCAGTTTGTTACTTACAAGATGACTAACGGTATCGAACTGTCATTGAAACACTTCCCATTATACGACGATACTACTCATAACCGTACGCTTCACCCAATCAGTGGTAAGCCTGCGGAATCTTACAGATTTACCTTCCTTGACATCTCTCGTAGAGATGGTGAAGCTAACATCGTTAAGGTTGTTCGCAAAGGTCGTGAATTCGTTCAGTGGTATACCGGTGGTGCAGTAGCTCCAGGCGCTGGTTATGGCAAATCAATCTCTACTTTGAGATCTAATGCAAAGGATGGTTACTCTGTTCACTTCTTAGGTGAAATGGGTATCATGGTACGTGACCCACGTGCTTGTGGTGAACTTATCCTTGACGTAGCTGCATAATTTAACAATATTAACAGTAGGGGGCTTTTGCCCCCTGCATTGTTAATAAAATAATTTAAAGGTAAAATCTATCATAAAAGATATGGAAGTAATACTTAGATTTAAATCGAAAGATCCTTGGGCTGGCATCACCAAGTACAAAAACTGCTTTGATTACATAGCTCCATACTGGACAAGATCTGGCAATAAATATACAGGTTTAACAGAAGATGAAGCAAAAAGGTTAGAAAAAGAAATTGGTTACCCAGAGGGGCATTTGTCACCATATAGTGATTTTTGGAATACATTTGCGATCAAGTTAACCACAAAAGAAATTATATTACATACAGAAAGACCATATGATGAGCTACAGTATCTGTTCCTAAAGGGGCATAAACGTGTTGCAAATGGTCTTAATAATGTTAAACCAAATAACGATTATATCCTAATCAACAAGGATTCAGAAGCAGAAGAGTCTAATAGACTTAATAAAGTTAAACGTCAAGCAATTATTGAATTTAACAAACTATCTGTTGAAGAAATGAGAAAGGCGTTGCGTCTTTATGGATATAAGTCTGATGCAATGAGTAATGAAGTTGTTGAAAGTAAATTGTTTGAACTAGTAGAAAAAGATCCTAATAAGTTCTTCTTGATATGGGTTAACAATAAAACTAAGAATACTCAATTCATTATTGAAGCAGCTATAGCTAAGAATGTTATGCGTAAATCACGCAATGTGTACTATTATGGTACAGACATAATTGGTAATAGTCTAGAAGATGCAATTGGATATTTGGATGATAAAAAGAATCAAGATTTGAGATTAGTCATCATACAAGAAACTGAAGCGAAATAATGAAAAATAAAGATATACTCACTGGCTTTGATATTGAACTAGATAAGAATGCTGTCAACATAGGTATAACCGGTTGCCCAGCTTTCCTAGCTAGCGAGAAAGAATATTGGCTAAATAAGGCATACAATCAATTGATTATGCGTAAATTTACAGGCAATAATTCTCTACAGGCTGGCTTTGAGGGTAATATCAAAAGAGTCTTTGATTTAGAAAAGCTTATAAAAACAGACTATTCTTTAGGGGATGGTGATGATTTATTGCCAGATGCTAATAAGACGTTACTGTTTAATAGTAATAGCAATACGATTACAATCAATGATTTTACAAAAAATAAAGAAAGATTACTATTCATATCTGCTGTACTAAAGTTTGGGAATCAATCCGCAACCGTTAGTATTATTAACCATAAAGACTCAGATAGATTTCTAAAGACTTACAATAACAACCCATGGATACCTACTCCAGTAGCTGTAGTAAGAGATAATAAGATTGTTATATTCATTGACACAGAGTCGATGACAGCCCCATATAGGGTTGATTTAACATATGTTAAGTATCCATCATTAATAAGTAGTGCTACACCAGAAACAGATATAACTGAAATACCAGAATATATGTGGAATGAAGTTATATCACTAGCGGTATTGTTAGCTTTAGATAATATAGAATCTCAAAGAATTAATACAAATTCCGAATTAAATAAACTTGCAGAATAATGACACATAGGCAATTACAAATAGAATTTGAAAGATGGATTAATGCGATAGATGCTACGACAACCGTATCTAACAAATTAAATTCTGATACTATTTTTGCTTATCTAAATATAGGCAAGGATAAATTTTGGAAAACAAGATACTCTGGTCTAAATATCAAAAGAGAAGGATTTGAACAATCTCAAAAACGTATCGATGATCTTCGCACACTTGTGGAAGTACAAGAGTATGATACAATTACAGATAATAGCATCGAGTTACCAGAAGACTATACGCTTACTCTAGGTGAGACCGCTAGTATATCTAGTAGCACGTCTTCTTGTTGGCCTAAATCTGGTGATACCCCTATTATCAAAACAACAGATGTCATAGAAGCAACTATAGAAAATATAGATGCTATTTTAGCTAATTCTTTATCTGAGCATAGACTTCATTTAAATAGAGCTAAACCAATAAGACTTTATCAAGGGAATACTATCAAATTTTATACAGATGGCAACTATTCAGTAGTTGGCTATAAGTTAACCTACCTAAGGGCCCCTGGTAATATAGGGGATACTGCAGTACTTAGTACCGAATATACAGACCTACCTGAACACACTCATTCTGAGATAGTTAGATTAGCTGTACAGTATTATATGTCAGTAAATGCCATACCCCAAGTAAAGGTATTCAGTGAAGAAGTGAATACAATGGAATAACTAAACGCAATCGTTTAATTAATTAATAAATAAAAATATATGTTACAATATACAAATACGGTACTTATTGGTACCAACTGTCCTGCTACTTATTCTAACGAAGCTGCTTTAGCAAAGGGCGACGTTGCTTTGTTCGACGAGAACAAGAAAATTTTAACTAGCGCAAACGCTGCTGAAGCAGCTAAATCAATTTATATTGGCGTTGCTGCTGATACGTATCAAGTTACAGACAATACTGGTGCATTAGTAACTAAACGCGAAATTAAATTTTCAGCACCTATTCAAAAAGGCTCTAAACCTACTATGGTTTATGCAGACTATGTAGCACCTACTGAAGATGTTATTGAAATTGCTTTCTCTGGTTCTACTATTGAAGTTGGCCATCGTTTTGTTTTGAGACTAGTTTATGGTGACCTTTATGAGGCTCCAGGACAGTTTACGCATACTTATGAAGTAATTGCAACTACTACTAGTACTGCTGATTTAGCTGCAGCTTTTATGGCTAAAATCAACAAGCACGTAAGTCGTAGAGTAGATGCTTCTATCTATGCAGGTGTTAAGGCTACCAAGGCAATTGGTGGTATCACTTTCGAAGCCGTTAATGCTGGTGTTGCTGGTAATTCAATCACAGTTCAATTCTTAGTTGCAGGTACTGCAGCTATCTCTGTTACTGGTAATGCAATAGTTATTACTCCTGCTACAGGTCAACTTACATTGGCTGCTATTCAAGCTCAGATTGCTGGCTCTGCCGCTGCTGCC